ATAGGCGTTGTGTTCTATTCCATCTTTGATCTGGACAGGTTTATTTAAGCTAGGAGAGAGAAAATACATGACCGAATGGACAGTTTGGAAACTTGAGGTGTTAATCAAGAAGCACAGGAGAACGATATACAGGTGGGAAGCGTTAGGGCTGATACCGAAGGCCAAGAGGGACAAGGTGAGCAAGTATCGGGTATGGGATGAGCAAGCGGTAAAGAAGATAAAGGAGTTTGTTGGTATGAAATAATGCCAACGTTGCCATAGTTGCCATATTTACAAAGCGTCATTATAAATAGATAATCAGGCGTGATAAGAAAAAGACCATAGGGATTCTCTTAAAAAAGAGAGTCCCTTTTTTTGTTTATGAAAGACTTGTCCACGATAATTGAGGAGTTTAACAAAGATTTCCGACAAGGACGTCATAATAATATTAATTTAGACCATGAAAGACGCAAGAACAAACGGCACGTTTTAGAGAACCAAGAGAAGAAGTACATGAAGCTGATCGAAGATGATGACCTGCGTAAATTGCGATATTAACTTTTTGCAGAGGAAAGCGGAGTTGATAAAGACATCCGACGGGTATATTTGCACGGACTGTAATGCGGTCAGGAACGACAAGAACAGGGCGAAGTATTGGAACGGGCCGAAGAACAAAATTATCAGGTTCTACTTCTACTCGACTAGGGGCCTGGCTCTTTTGAATGAAGCGCGGTATTTGATAATGGGTGTCTTTGCGTTGTATTACACGCTCAAGCTAGATAACCCTGTTTACCTTATCGGGATGTTTGCGGTAGCGATACCTGTATTAATAGCGTTGGGTTGGTTGTCGGTGCATCACATCGGCAAAGTGGTTGACTGGCTGAACATACAATTTTCTACGCATTTCGGGAGGTATCAATATACCTTGCTCGAAGAAATCAGGGATGCGGTAAGGGCAAACTCTGAAAATGGAAATTCTGGCAATAATATTCGTAAATCTGCTGACGTACTATAAGACGTTCGATTTCGGGCTGATAGTTGACGACATACGCCACGCAGAAGATATAAAGAACGGTTATCTCAAGGATCTCGGAATCTTTGAACACATCCGGCGCAGGTTTTACGGTGTTGGAACGCTCTTTGGCAGGGGAATAAACAATCGGGATGAGCATATCTTCACTACGGTATTGCATACGCTTATCTGTGTGCTTATCTACAAAGCCTTTGGTAGTAACGAGGTATCCTTTTGGGCTTCGATACTGTACGCAGTTAATCCTGCGAACAACCAGACGGCGATCTGGTTAAACGGCAGGCGTTATGCGGTAAACATCATTATAGTTTTGCTGATGATGATGTCCTGGTGGTTTTGGCCGTTGTATTTTTTAACGCCGATGTTTCAGGTCAATGCGATATTTTCGCCGATACTTATAGGTCAATGGTGGATGTTGGCGGTGGTTATGGTGTTCGGTGGTCAGAAGATCATAGACCAGTACCGCATAAGGCAAGCGAAGTGTCCTTACGATTTAAGGCGAGAGTACAGTTGGAAGCGGTTAGTGGTAGTGGTCAAGACTTTTGGTTTTTACTGTACGCAGATGTTAATTCCGAGAGATTGCAAGTTTTACTATCGAACAATGTACTATTGGGGCATGACAGATGAAGGAAACAAAGACGCTTATAGATTGGGACAGGATTTTTATGTTGGTTTATTTTCTTTATTTTCTATTTTTGTTTGTGGTTTTATCGTTCCGAGTGTTTACAAAGGATTTTTGGTGTTTATGACTCTCTCGATATTGCAATGGTCAAACATAGTAACAGCAACGCAGACGCTTGCAGACAGGTATATGAGCTTACCGAACGTGTTTATGATGTTCTTTTTGTCCTATTTTGCGTCACTAACGCCTGTTTACAGCTATTTGATGTTAGGAATTTCCGTTCTTTACTACGCTTGGAACAAAAACGCGCAAAGGATGTATGAGAATATCGAAAGTTTCTATGACTATCACATTTACCACGATCCGCAAGGAGTGAGTGCCAGGGCGTTCAAGGCATCGGACGCCATGTTAAATAAGGACTGGATAAGCGCATATCAGATCAGCAGGGCAGGGTTAAAGTACAGTCCAGACGACTTCAGGTTATTGTATCAATGCGCTTTGTCATGTTACCAACTAAACCCTGCGAACAAGGAAGCAACCCTTGAGTATCTCAACAAAGCAGAACGCAACATATATTTCGGGGATAAGAGGTTGCCTGAATTAGTCAGGAAGTTAAGGGAACACGTTAAGAAATGAAACTGCCAGAGAAAATAAAAGGGCGCAACAAGGTCAGAGACGGTGCGATAGTTTTACTTTTTAAAATAGACGGTTGGGATTTTCCGCAACTTTGTAAAAGGTTTGCACTTACAGAAATGCGTATCCGTCAAATACTTATGGCCAACCATGCCTTTATACCGCGCAACAAGGAATGGGAGAAAGAGTTGCGCATCAACAGGTTAAAGCGATGGTTAAGGGAAAGCCCCAAGACAACCAGAGATCCTGTTGAAATTCAAGAGCTACTTCGCAGGGAAATAGAAGGCGAAAAGACAGACAACTTAAGTATCCAGAATATCGTCATTGTGAGGGTGAATGAGTCAGGAACAGCAAAGAGTAGTCCTGAAAACGTGGCAAGACAGGTTCATATTCAGCCCCAAGAGGTATCCGGGGATGTGGTCAAGTTGGGCGACAGGGAAATCAATGTCGTTGATATTCCGGGCCATGTTATACAGCGAGCTGATCCCCAATAACCTGGGCATCATCTTCCGTAAGGAATACACCGACTTGAGAGATTCGACCGTTAAGGACTTTGAGAGATATACAGGGTTGAAGGTCGGAAGCGATAGAAGCGTCAAGTTAAAGAGTGGTTCAGAGATACTGTTCAGGCACATTGAAGAATTGAATAACATCCAGAACATTAATCTTGGATGGTTTGCGATAGAACAGGCTGATGAGTTGGCCACGAGTAACGAGTTTTTCCTGCTCTTTGGAAGATTGCGTAGACAGTTAAAGCCTACCGAACAGTTCTTGTCTTATGGTATGCCGGAGCGTTCAGGGTTTGTGATAGGAAACGCAGGCGATCATTGGGGCCGTGAGTTGTGGAAGGACGGTAAGCTAGAGGACGCAGAGTGTATCGAAGCGAACACCATGCAGAACATAGACGTTTTGCCTAAAGACTTCATCTCAAGTTTAGAGATCCTCAAGAAGCAAAGGCCGGAGATATACGCGCAGTTTGTCTTAAACGATTGGAATGTGACCTCGGATAGGTATGTTCTTATCAAGCCGAGTGACTTAAAGGCTCTTGAAGGCATGAACATCCACTATCCGTTGAGCAAGTATCTGGTAAGTGTAGACCCTTCGATGGGTGGCGATGAGTGCGTTATATATGTGTTTGAGAATACGAGGATAGTTGACACGCTGATATTGCACGATAAGGACTTGATGAAAGTTTGCGGACATATCCAGACGTTGATGTATAAGCACAAGATCGATGACGTAGCGGTGGACGTTATAGGAATAGGCGCAGGGGTAGCGGACAGGTTAGCGGAGCAGGGCCGGGTGGTCCACAGGATAAATTCAGCAGAGCGTTCAAGCAATAATGCGAAGTTCTTAAACAGACGTGCCGAGATGTGGTGGTATGTGAGCCAGCAGATACAAGATAAGAAGGTTTTATATCCAGAGGACGAGTTGTTAAGAAAGCAGTTGTCAACGATACGGTACAAGGTTATCAATTCAAATGGGATGATACAAATGGAACATAAAGCAGATGCAAAGAAGCGGTTGGGCCAGAGTCCTGATAGGGCAGACGCGTGGGTGTATGGGGTGTGGGCGTTGCAGAATGTCGAGTTCAGAAGCACAAAAGAAGAAAAGAAAAGGAATCGGGTTGAGGATTACGAATACAATCCGATGACGGTGTGATATGTACCATATTGATATAGAAGAAATATTTAGTTATGTTGGTGTAAGAAGTCCAGAAAAATGTGCAAAGTGGGCTTTTGGAGAAGAACTCAAAGGAACAACACCTTTATGTATGTTAGATGAAATGTGGCGCAAGGAACATGGTGATTTATTTATGATTTATGGCTCTGATGATTTTGTGTTATCAATGAAGAGGATTGGGAGGGCATACATTGAACTAAAAGAAAGCAGAGAAGTTGGAGAAAGACAGAGATGAGCGAAAAGGTCTACAAAGAAGTCTACGCAGATCTGAAGAAAAAGAAGGTTACGGGTTTGACATACGATAAATACCGTGAGCGTTTACAGGTAAGGAACGAAGCCCAAAAGAAGAAAGAGTTTGAAGAACGAAGGATTAGACTGTGATAAAACCAGAGCAGATACTTAAAGACTTTCAGATAGCGGTCAAGAAGTGGTCGCCTTTGCATAGGGCGGTTGAAAAGGACTTCGAGTTTTGTCTTGGCAAGCAATGGGAAGATGAGGACGTTGAGACGCTACGCAGGGCAGGGGTCAAGGCTTTAACGATCAACAAGATAAGACCCATCATCAAGCTGTTGACTGGTATTGAGAGGCAAAGCAAGAGCGACTTTGTAGCGTTCCCTGAAGGCGCAGAAGATGGTGTAGTTGCGGATATAGCCACAGCATTACTCAAGAATGTCGTTAAAAATTCAGATGCCGAGCAAAAGACTTCATTAGCGTTCAAGCGTGGGGTTATCGGCGGTCTTGATTATATAGAACCGTATGTTGACTATTCTTATGACCTGATAAACGGTTGTCTGAAGTTTCGTAACGTCAGTTGTATGCAGGTATTCCCTGACCCTGATGCCGAGGAGTACGATTTCTCCGATGGCAAGTTCCTCATCAAATTTTCGCCTAATTTAAGCAAAGACCAGCTTGTTGAGTTGTTTCCTAATTACGAGTCCAAGATAGAAAAGTTGGAGTCCGGCAAGGTCGATATTCAAGAATTAGATAATCTTATCAAGCACGTCCAGGGCGTCGATTATCCGTCCTTAAGTAAAGCGTCTGACAGGCCCGATGACCTGATGGAGTATGGGTTTGACCTGATCGAGTATCAGTACAAGTCTTATGTGAAGAAGTTTTATCTTGTGGATAAGGTCGCCGAGATCGTTCAGGAGATAGAGGACAAGAAACAAGGCGAAGCGTATGTCAGCGAACATCCAGAAGCCAAGCTGATAACGAAGAAGGTTCCAGAGATACGGGTTGCGTGTTATGTGAGCGGTGAAGTCTTGGTAGATGAGGCGTTGTGGTGTTATCCGCGCTGGAAGAAGTATTCTTTGATACCGTTCTTGGCTGAATGGCTGGACATGAAAGATGTGGATGTCGATTTAGCGTATCAGGGTGTTGTCAGGAGTCTGGTTGACTTGCAAGAGGAGTTCAATAAGCGCAGGACGCAGGAATTAAGACACCTGAACAGTTCGGTCAATTCGGGGATCATGTATCCGAAGGGCAGTTTAACGGCGCAAGAGAAGCAGAAGGTCAAGAAGTACGGAAGCTCACCAGGTATTGACATTGAATATGATGGTGCTATTGGAAAGCCGGAGAGGATATTCCCGGCTCCGTTGAGTCAGGCACACGCGCAGTTAGCAGAGGAAAACGCCCAGGACCTGAAAGAAGCGTCCGGCGTTAATCCAGACCTGTTGGCTAATGCGGATAATGACCAGTCAGGGAGAGCGATACTACTCAAGCAAAAGCAGGGCTTGATAATGGTGCAGGAGATACTTGATAATTACGCACAGACCAAGAAGCTGATAGGCCGTTTTGCGTTGAGTCAGTTAGGCGAGCTATATACCGTTGAGTCAGCAGTCAAGATATTGGGTCAATCGTTCTTTGAGAAGTTCCAAGAGTTCCAAAAGCCCAAAGTGGATGAGATGGGCCAGCCTGTCATGAATCCACAGACCATGCAGTTAGAGACAGAGCTTGACCAGGAGATCGTCAACGAAGTTATCAACAAGGTCTTGAATGACCCGAATTTAGGCAATTACGATGTGACGATCGGTGAGGGCGCGTATTCCGAGACGGTACGCATGAGCAATCACATGACGTTGATGGATATGGCAAGTAAGGGATTCCCGATACCGCCGGAGATATTGGTAGAGGAAAGCATGTTACCGCAAGGAACAAAGCAGAGGATTGTCGCCTCGATGGAGCAGGCGCAAATGATGGCCATGCAACAGGCCAAACAGCAACCACAGGGAGATGATGATGTCCGAGGACAAGGGAACGGTAGAAATACCAGAAGTAACGGTAGTTGAGCCACAGCCTGAAGTAGTTGTAGAGGATTTAAAGGAGTTAAGTTCAGCCGAGAAGGAAATGGCTGAAAAGAGTGGTATCGTCAAGAAAGAGGTGGTGGATGAGAAGAAAGAAGATAAGCCGCCTGTTGAAGATACTGACAAAGCGGATGTCAGTAATCAGACATTTGAAGATACAGAGAAAAACGAAGCCGTCCTCATAAAGAATTACAACAAGAATGAACAGGCTTTATATTGGAAGTGGAAGCACGACAAGAGAGAGAGACAATCGGCACAAGCCGAACGTGATCTGGCGTTAGTCCGTGAGAAGTCCTTAAAGGGCGAGCTTGAGAAGATACGAAACAACAGTACGTTATCTGTTGAGAAGTTAAACAAGATTAACAAGGTGTTGACTGGACCTGCGGATGAGATAACGGTCGAAGCGTTGCAGGCGATCATCAACGAGACGCCGGGCAAGGTAGAGGACAAAGAGAAACCGCTGACGGTCAAAGATTTCGAGGAGATACAGGGCAAGCAAAAGCAGGAAGCGGAGTCTAAGGCGAGTGAAGAACGGTATGTCAATAACAGGATCAAAGACGCTGAAGATTTCGGCAAGACCAAGTTCGGTGAGCAGTACGATGAAATAATGTTACAGGCGCAGGAAGTCATTGAGGGTAAAGTTGAGCTTCCGGCCATTATAGATAGAGAGTCATTATCGACGAAGTTAGTCGAAGCGATACGAAGCAAGGAAGTTGATCTGGAGAAGATATCAGACTATGTTGTGGGGATTGCCAAGCTCAATCCCAGATTCGGGAAGCCGAAAGAAACTAATTCCGTGAAAAAGGAAACGAATGAGAACATTGACCGTATCTTAAAGAACGAGTCAAAGCAGAAAACATCAGCGTCAGTTGGTGGTGGTAGTGGTCGAAGGGTCGTATCGTATGACGATTTGACCGTCGAAGAAGCGGCAAGGTTATCGACCGAACAATGGCGAAGGCTTCCGCAAGCAGTTAAAGAGCGTTTGCTCTCGTAGTAACAATAAATCTCTAATTTAAGAGAATCTCGTCTAGCGACGAATAGGAATGAAAGCTAGGTGGGATTCTCTTTTTTTATTTAATGAAAGGATAATAAAAATGCCAAATACAGTATCTACAGCAAACTTAAGAGCGCAAATCTGGCTCAAGCAACTCCATCAGGACGTGATGGATGGTCTGTTTTTCAATCAGCGCAAGATGATGGGCAAAGACTCAAACAATATCATCCAGATCAAGGATGAGTTGTCGAAACAGGCCGGGGACAGGGTTATCTTCGGTTTAACGACCAAAATCGACGGTGGTGTTACAGGGGACAGCGAATTGGAAGGTCAAGAAAAGGCGATTTCTTCCTATTCGCAGAGCGTTCTTATTGACCAGATCCGTAACGCTGTGCGTTTGACTGGAAAGTTAGACGAGCAGAAAGTCGCATACGATATGCGTATGGACGCCAAAGACAAGTTGGCCACATGGAAAGCCGAGTTCATTGAACGCCAGATCTTCATGAAGTTGGGTGGCGTGACTGAAGTTGACCTGACTGATGTTGGTTCAACTGTTTATTCGACTTTTGCCGCATGGTCGAACAGTCCGAACGTAGTGCCGACCGCTGATGAAGGCGCAGGAACAGGTTCTCGTTATCTGTGTGCTGACGCTTCTGGTCTGGATTCATTGGCCGCAACTGACATTTTGACCACTACTCTTATCACAAGAGCAAGGGTTAAAGCGCAGTTAGCTGGTGTCAAAATCCAGCCTATCCGTGTGGATGGCAAGGATTACTACGTCATGTTCGTGCATCCGTGGCAGGCCGCTGATCTCAAGACTTCAGCGAACAGCGTATGGGCGCAGGCTCAACGTGAAGCACAGGGTCGTGGCGATAACAACCCGATCTTCACAGGCGCATTAGGCGTTTGGGACGGCGTTATTCTCCATGAGCATGAGTATGTTCCTACCTGTCAATCTGGTGCAAACTTCGACACTTCTGGCCAAGCGGCAGGAGCCAGAGCGTTCCGTTCTGTGCTTTGCGGTCGTCAGGCCATTAGCTTCGCAGAGTGCCAGAACCCGAACGGATGGGTTGAGGAGACGTTCGATTACAAGAACAAGGTCGGTTTTGAGACTGGTCTTATCGGTGGTATCCAGAAAACAGCGTTCAACAGCTTGGACTATGGGATCATCACTTTAGACACAGGCGCAACTGACATTGGTTAATTTTTAAACTAGGGGGGAAGGCTTCGGCTTTCCCCCATAAGAAAGGAATAGCAAGATGGGAGCAATTACAGCTACTTTGGGAGAATCAACAGAGTTCGCAGGGTCGAAGAAACTTGTAACCCTTACAGCTACGGTCGCAAGTTCTGATGACTCCATGACTCTGACTGCGGCAACTCATGGGATTTCCTCATTGGATTCCATTGTTGGTGCGGTCGTTACTGGCGGTTTGGATGCTCAATTCAGCTACATCCAAGTCACTATCAGCGATGCGGCAAACATGATTATTCAAGTTAAATCATTCGAGCAGGACGGCACAGCGGCCACAGATTTTACTGGCACGACTATTGCCTTGTCTGTTATCGGAAACGTTTAAAACGGTTGGCAGGGGGATTAACTTCCCCCTGCTTTCCCTAGAGGTTTTATGATCGAAATAAAAAGCATAAAAAAAGATTCAGGTCATGTTGAGTTGTTCTTTAACAGCAAGTCGATAGGCATATTCAACACGCCTAAACTCGCACAAGAGTATGTATCAAGGCACAAGTTAAAAGTTGTCGAGCCGGAGCCGGTGAAACCCGTTGAAGTCGCTAAAACTCGTCGTGGACGACCGAGAAAAAGCCAGGAGTAATAAATGGATGGGGCTTCTTTTTACACCTACTGCCTTGAGATATTAAAGAGGACTGATAAATCTACCGAGTTCTACGAGGCCGTAACCGATGTTGTCATGGATATGCGGTTGCGGTTCAATTCGGAAGATTACAAGACTATATCTTCCGAGCTATCAATAACCACGATAGGCAACTACACGTTGGATTTACCTTCGGACTTTGGGCGGTTGACAGGCGACCCGATGGTACGAGATGACGACTCTGACCAAGACTACACAACGCTCAATAAAATTTCCATCCAGACATACAACCAACTTTATAGCGACAGATACAACGATACCGTAGGCAACAGGAACACCGGGACTCCCGTTCATTACTGCGTATACGGCGGAGATATTCTTGTTGGTCCGCCAGTCGATAAAGACAGCTATACGTTTCGAGTTCCTTACGCTCAAGAGTCCGCAACGGCGATCACGTCCGGCACGTCAGATGTTCCGTTCACTTCAAGGTATCGCAAGACGGTCAGATATGGCGTGTTAAAGGAATTGTATCTGATGTTAGAGAATTTTCAGGAAGCCGAAGTATGGAGCAATCTGTACGAAGCTGACATTCAAAAGATAATCAACAATGACATGGCGAACGTCAGAGATGACGAGTCCATGCAATATAACGGGGTATAGCTATGGCAGTACCAACGGTCTCATGGTCAGAAACCTCTCCGGCAGGTTCAGACTCCCTCAATCAAGGGGATAACAGGATTCGTGAATTAAAGACACAGATCCGTGAGGTCATTGATGTTGACCACGATTTCCCGTCATCCGGCCAAGCGAACGACGTAGGCCAGCACAAGAAATGCACGTTTCAGGAACAGGCTGACTTGGGAACAGGTGCGGTCAATGCGACGATTCTTGGAAGCCAGACGGTATCTGGTAAAGGCGAGCTGGTTTATTCGGACGAAGATAACAACGATATTCAGATAACGTCAGGCGGAAAGATAAAGGCTGAAAGTATCGCAGGTGTGTATCCTGCGGCGAATGTGGCGGCGATCGCCAATATCATGGGCCTTATTTATCCTGTCGGCGTAGTTGTTACTCTAGGGGTAAGCACAAATCCTGGGACTTTATTTGGCGTTGGGACATGGACAGCTATCGCCGGAAAAGTGATCGTTGGTATCGATGCAGGACAAACAGAGTTTGACACGCTCGATGAGACGGGTGGTGCTAAAACGCATACCTTAACAACGGATGAGATACCTGCCCACACTCATACTTATTTACACAATGGCAATACCGTTGGCGGTTCTCCCGGCGGTGACGGTACTCAAACTCTCGATAGCACAGCAACAAGTTCTACGGGTGGCGGTCAGGCGCATAACAACCTCCAGCCCTATATCGTTAAGTACGTTTGGCAAAGGACAAGTTAGTGCCACAAAGCCTTCTCAAAAAAGGTTCATTACTTCTCGTCGAAGGGTTAGACACTTCTTTGCCAGGTGAATACCTGAAAGAGAACGCAAGCCCTAACACGCAGAATTTCTTTGTTGATAGAGCCTTGTTGACCAAACGGGCAGGGGCTTCAACGCTAGGAACAAGCCTGAACGAAGAAATCATGATCGGGGCAGAGTTAGTCCGAGAAGGCACGAATTATAACGTCAGGATAGGTCTAGACACAGCACAGCGATACGATACGGGTTCTGCGGCGTGGGTAACGATAAGCCATACACCGTTCACAGGTACGACAGACGACCTTTTTGATATAGCGAT